TCCAGAAACAAAAGAATGGCATTATTTTGAACCTTCTGGCTATAAAAAAGGATTAATTGGTAGACAATGGGTTTGGGATGTACAAGATTGCTGGAGTTTAATTACTGATTGGTATAAAGAAAATAAAAATATAGAAATAAAACATTGGAAACGACCCAAAAGCCCGCAAGAATTTACAAAAAATCCTTATTTTGAAAAAGTATTATTAGGTTCAGGTTTTATTGAACTAAACGATCAAGATGATATCCAAAAAGAAGATGTTTTACTTATGGACACTACTAATACGGGTAAATTAGATCATGTTGCACTTTATATAGGAGATCAAACTATTTTTCATCATTGTGTGAAAAGACTTAGTTGCAGAGAAACTTATGACCAAAAGTATATAGAATGGACAAAGAAGAGGTATCGCTATGCTCAGTAAAATCAAAGTTTACGGAAGATTAGCTCGATTTCTTGGAGAGCGTACATTTGAAGCTGAAATATCAACCCCACTCCATGCGTTTAAGTTTTTATTGGCAAATTTTCCTCATTTGGAACGACACATGATGGAGCAAAGTTACTGTATCAAAGTAGGGAAAGATGAGATAGATGAGACAGAATTATTTAACCCAATAGGTCAACAGGAAATAAAAATAGTACCAGTAGCAACAGGTTCGAGAGGATTTAGAAGAATATTAGCTGGAGTAGCATTAATAGGTGCAGCTATTTTAGCCCCTGGAGCAGCACCCGCTTTTGGTCTTGGTGGTTTCACAGCAGGAACAGCAGGAGCAAGCCTACTAACTGTTGCAGCATCTAATTTTGGTGCATATCTTATTTTATCGGGAACAGCACAGATGCTTACTCCTGTTCCTCAACCTCCAGGAGTTTCAGAAGATCCACAATCTCAAAACTTTTCATTTAGTGGAGTACAGAATACATCAAGAGCAGGAACAGCAATACCCGTGATTTATGGAGAAATTTTTACTGGATCGCTAGTAGTATCAGCAGGAATTGATACAGTACAGATAAAGGGTACAGCATAGATGGCTATTGTTAATCGCTCTGAAGATGATGTAGTAGTAGATTCTACGCTGCCTTCCAATGCCTTATCAAGTAAACAATTTGCAACTATTGTTGATGTTTTAAGTGAAGGAGAAATTGAAGGCTTTCCATCAGCAGCAGCATTTACAAAAGGTACAGCTAATTACAATACAGCAGCATTAAAAGATGTTTACTTAGGAAAAACTCCAGTATTAAGAGCTAGTGCAGATCCAACTGCTACCCAACCTACAGATTTTAACTTTCAAGATGTAGAATTTGAACCTAGATTTGGAACGTCAGACCAAACATTTATTTCTGGTATTGCCAATATTGAGTCTGAAACTAATGTTGGTTCAAAAGTAGAGAATGGTACTCCAATATCAAGACAGATAACAAATTCAAGTGTAAATGCTTTAAGAGTTACTCTTAGATTTAATTCTCTTCAAAAGTTTGAAACCAATGGAGATGTTAATGGTACATCTGTAGATTTAACAATAAAAATTATTCAAAATAATGGAACTACAAGTACTCCAATATCTGACACAGTAACAGGAAGAAGTTCTTCAGCATATAACAGAGATTATCGAATTGACCTTCCTACTGGACTTAATTTTCCAATAACAGTTCAAGTAACAAGAGTCACTGCGGATGCTGCTGACGCAACAAAGTTAAGAGATGAATTTTTCTTTCAAGCATTTACTGAAATTATTGATGAGCAAAGACCTTATCCTGATATTGCTCATGCAGCACTAAGGTTTGACTCACAACAGTTTTCATCCGTTCCAAGACGAATGTATAAAGTTCGAGGGGTAAAAATAAAAATACCTCATAACGGAACTGTAGAAACTGCAACAGGCAGGATAACTTACACAGGAACATTTAATGGAACGCTTACTACAGCTAAAGTTTGGTGTTCCGATCCAGCTTGGATATTATTTGATTTATTAACAAATGTTAGATATGGATTAGGAGATCATATTACTGAAGCTCAACTAGATAAATATGCGTTTTATAGTGCTTCTGTTTATTGCTCTACTTTGGTAGATGACGGGGCAGGAGGACAAGAACCTAGATTTAGCTGCAATACAATTCTTCAGTCAAGACAAGATGCTTATGAAGTTGTAAATTCTTTGACATCTGTAATGAGATCCATAAGTTTTTGGACTGCTGGTTCTCTTACAATTTCACAAGATAGACCTACAGATCCTAGCTATCTGTTCAACCTTTCAAACGTAACATCAGCAGGATTTGGATATTCTGGAACTAGCCTTAAAACAAGAGCAACTGTAGTTTCTGTGTCTTATTTTGACATGGATAACCAAGAATTAGATTTTGAAACTGTAGAAGATGCCTCTGCAAAAGCTAAATATGGTGTTTTACATAAAAAAATTACTGGTTTTGGTTGTAGTTCTAGAGGCCAAGCTGCAAGATTAGGTAGATTTTTATTATTTGAAGAACAAAATTCTACTGAAACGATTAATTTTACTACTGGTTTATCAGAGGGAGTTGTTGTAAGACCTGGGCAAGTTATCGAAGTAAGCGATCCAGTAAGAGCAGGGCTTAGAAGAGGAGGAAGAATAAAATCGGCAACAACCACGACTGTAACTGTAGACAATACAGATGATACAGATTTAGATGCAACAAACAATCCAACACTTAGCGTTGTTCTTTCTGATGGATCGGTAGAGACTAAACCTGTAAGTGGTATTTCTGGTGCTGTTATTACAGTATCTTCTGCCTTTTCATCTGCTCCAAATGTAAATAGTGTATGGATTTTAAGTAACACCACACTAGAAACTACTCAGTGGAGAGTGGTTAGTGTAACTGAAGATAAGGATAACTATGCAATTATTGGAACGGCTTATAACTCAGGAAAGTTTGCATTTATTGAAGATGGATCTCCTTTACCTGTTAGAAATGTAACCATATTAAATGCACTAAAAGATGCTCCTACTGATTTGACTGCTACTCAACAGTTTTATATTGAAAATCAAAAAGCAAAAGTAAAAATTATTCTTGACTATGAAGCTGTTCAAGGTGTCAGTCAATATCGAATCCAGTATAGAAAAAACAACGGAAACTTTGTTAGCACCACCATTACTGGAACTGACTTTACAATATTTGATGCAAGTGAAGGTACTTATGAATTTAGAGTATTTAGTTTAAATGCAGCATTAGAAGCATCAGCAGAACCAGCTACATTAACAAAAGATTTTGCAGGAAAAACTGCAATTCCAGCAGATATGACAGGGCTTACTGCCGAGCCAATAAACAATAAACTGATTCGTTTGAAATGGAATAGATCAACAGATATTGACGTTACTCATGGTGGTCTTGTTTATATTAGACACGATAGTTCTGGAACTGATGGCACTGGTACGTTTGAAAAAGCTGTTGACTTAATAGAAGCTGCTCCAGGTAACTCAACTGAAGCGGTAGTTCCTGCTATCACTGGAGAATACATTCTTAAGTTTCAAGATGATGGCGGTAGATTCAGTGCAGGAGAAGCTAGTGTTGTTGTAAATATCCCAGAAGTAACAGATGCTTTACTTGTTCAGACTAGAAGAGAAGATTTAGATAGTCCTAAGTTTCAAGGTACAAAAGTTAATACAGCTTTTGATGCGGTAACAAACTCTCTTAACTTAACTGGTGCAGGACAGTTTGATGCTATTGCTGATTTTGATGCTGAAGGATCATTAGATGATGTTGGAGGAATATCTCCATCAGGCACTTATGACTTTGCATCTACCTTGGATTTAGGTGCAGTATTTAGTCTTGATTTAGTGAGACATTTCAAAACAGAAGGTTTTTATCCAGCAGATTTATTTGACTCAAGAACTGCAAACTTAGATACTTGGACAGATTTTGACGGAACAGATGCTAATGATGTAGATGCTCAATTATTTGTACGCACCACACAAGATGATCCCTCTGGTTCTCCTACATACAGCGACTTTCAAAACTTTACAAGTGGTACGTTTAAAGCAAGAGGTTTCCAATTCAGAACAGTTCTTACCAGTAGTGATCCAGCACAGGATATTAGAGTCTTTGAGTTAGGTTATTCTGCAAAATTTGAAAGAAGAGTAGAGCAAAGTGCTTCTGTCATTACTTCTAGTGCTTTAACCACAGTTCCATTCAGTTCTCCTTTCTTTGTTGGTACGGCTGCTCTTGGTGGTGCTAACAGTAGCCTTCCAGCAGTTAACGTAACTGCTCAAAACTTAGCTTCTGGAGATTATTTTGAGATATCAGATGTTACTGCAAGTAATTTTAAGATCCATTTCAAAAATTCATCAAATGCTTCTATAAGTAAGCAATTCACATTTACGGCTGTCGGTTTTGGAAAAGGATAGTACAATAAGATCAATGTTACTTTTCTAAATGGCTAGAGTCGATAACACGGGTGGGGCAGGGTATGTCATTGACAATGGAACGGGTGCTGCTGTCCGAACAAAATTAAATCAAATTACTGCTGCTATCAACTCTATTAATAGCGGTTCTGGCGATCCATCAATAAATTCAGCTTTTCAGCCACATATTGATACAGGAAGTTCATTATTTAAAATAAGAAACGCAGCTAATAACGCGTATGTAACGATAGGAAATATTAGTTTAGATAACTTAGGTCATGTTGTAGCAGCAAGTCCTACGATGACAGGTGATGTTACGATGTCATCTACTGGATTTTTAAAGATTCCTCTTGGAACAGATGCCCAGAGAGATGGTAGCCCTGCTGTTGGTATGTTTAGGCATAACTCAACTCTTAATCAGTTTGAAGGCTATAACAATGGTGCTTGGGGTGCTATCGGTGGAGGGGCTGGAGCTACTGGAGGCGGAACCGATGAAGTGTTCTTTGAATCAGATCAAGCTGCTACAACTTCTTACAGTATTTCTGCTGGAAAGAACGCACATACAGTAAGTCCTACAATTAATTCAGGTGTTACTATTACTGTGCCATCTGGTGCAATCCTTGTTATTCTTTAATTATGGCTTTAAACATTAATGGCACTACTGGTATTTCTGGGGTTGACGGATCAGCCTCCGCACCAGCATTACAGGGAACAGATAGTAATACTGGAATCAATTTTGGATCTGATACTGTCAATATAAATACAGGTGGTTCGACAAGAATGACAGTAGATTCGTCTGGGAACGTAGGTATAGGGACTGCATCTCCAAATTCTTTTAGTAATTATAAAACGCTAACGATTCAAGGTGGTACATCTGGGGCTGGAATAGATCTTGAATTGAGTAGTGGAGATATACATGGAAGATTTTTTGGAGATGCTAATGGTGTTCAAATACAGTCAACTCAAGCTGGAGACTCTATAAGGCTTGAAACTGGCACTACTGAACGTATGCGTATAGATCCGGACGGGAAAGTAGGAGTGGGAACTGCTAGCCCTGCATCTACTATGCATCTTTATGCTGCTGGATCTAATGGTTTACAAGTACAAACTGCTAATTATCAGTCTTATATTTGGCAAATAGAAGGTAATGATAACTTATTTAATGGTTCTCAAGCAGGAGAATTAGGATTTAGAGGTAATAGTGGAATAGGTTTTAGTGCAAACAATGGATCTACGGCTCATTTTCGCATTGAGTCAGATGGAGACTTAGTAGGTACTGATACGAGCATAGGTTCTATATCTGATAGTCGTGTAAAGAAAAATGTTTCTGATTATACTTATGATCTTGCAAAATTTAAGCAATTAAAACCAAAAGTATTTGATTGGATAAACCCAGACGAACATCTTAAAGATACAAATGTTCGAGGATTTTTAGCACAAGATGTACAAAGTATTGATGATTATTGGATAAAAGAAACAAATAGCGTTAATAAAAAAGATAAAGAATTAATAGGCGAAGAAAAAGCTTTATCTTCTAAGCTTGGAGCTATTGATGCCATGTATGTATCAGTTGTAAATCAATTAATAACCAAGATTGAAACATTGGAAACAAAAGTCGCTGCTTTGGAGGCTGGATAAATGACAGCAAAGATTAAACTAAACGCAGCATCAGGGGGTGGGTCAGTAAGCCTAGAAGCACCAACATCTACCACAGGTAATGCAAATGTAGAGTTTAAACTACCTATAGCCGATGGTACGTCAGGGCAAGCTTTAACGACAAATGCCAGTGGTCAATTAGCTTTTGCTTCTGTTGCTGTAGGCGGTGCAAGTAATATATCTTTCAATTCTGGAAATGGTATTGACTTTAGTGCTACAAGTGATGCCACAGGAAAAAGTAGTGAAATACTTGACGATTATGAGGAAGGAACTTGGACTCCTGTTTGGTCTGATGCTTCATCTGGAGGTACAGCAGCTACCATTAATCAAAACCATGCTCGATATACAAAAATAGGTAGAGTAGTTCACGCACATTTTTACACTTGGTCGATAGCATCTCAAGGAACAAGTAATGCAATATATTTACAAGGTTTACCTTTTGCTACACAGGGAAGTATGTCTTTTGTTTGTTCTGTTGCTGGTCGTTATTTTAATCAAGGTGATGATAATCAATATAATTTAACACTAAGAGTTAATGCAAATAACACTTATGGAAATTTAGAATGGTCAGAAAGCCATTCTGGTGATGCAGTAGCAGCTACATTTGCTGGCATTGTAAATGCTTATACGAATTTTACTGGAACACTTACATATTTAACAGATTCATAGACCGTAGCTAAGTCTTAAAACTAAGCCTAAACCTGTTTTAATCGGAGATTAATCCTAATGGCACTAGCCGAATCAATTGAATACGACAAGATAGAAGTCGTAGGTACATATAAAGTTATTCAAGTACGAAAGAAAAATGTAATTAAAAAAGATGGAATAGAAATTGCATCTACTTTTGAAAGATACGCACTACAAGTTGGTGCGTTAGATGCTTCTGATAATTTAGTTGATACTGACATATCAGCAGAACCAACAGAAGTATCTGCGATATGTAATGCTGTGTGGACTGCTGATGTAAAAGCTGCATATAAAGCTAAACTAATAGCAGATAAGTCTGCAACACCTTAATTATGTCAGAGATCAAGGTAAATTCGATAAAAGGGGTAGGAGCTAGTACTGCTGCTATTACTGTTAACAATACTGATGGAACGTGTACTGCCAATATTACTAATAACCTAAGTAATCGTAATTTAATAATTAACGGAGCAATGCAAGTGGCACAAAGAGGTACAAGTTTTACTTCTGTTACGTCATCTGCTTATTATTTAGATAGATTTTATTTGTATTTGCAAAATTCATCTGCTGCTTTTACTGTTACACAGTCTACGGATTCGCCAGATGGATTTGGTAACAGTCTTAAGCTTGACGTAACAACAGCCGATGATGATATAGCTTCAAATGAAGAAATAAAATTACAGTACAAATTAGAAGGATTTGATGTCCAAAGATTTGCTAAAGGCACAAGTGCTGCAAAAAAATTTACTTTATCTTTTTATGTAAAAACAACTAGAACAGGTGTTTATTGCGTTGAACTTTATGACAGAGATAATAATAGAGATGTTTCTGGCTCTTACACAGTTTCAGATACAAACTGGAATAGATATACAATAGATTTCCCAGCAGATACTACAGGTGCATTTGATAATAATAATGCAAGTTCTTTAGAAATTAGTTGGTGGTTAGTAGCTGGTTCAGCAGTACAAGGTGGTAGTTTAAATACTGCTTGGAGAACTGCGGCTGATTCAAGTAGTGCAACAGGACAAGTTAATTTTACAAATGACTTATCAAATGATTGGTATTTGACAGGTGTGCAATTAGAAGCTACTGATACAGGCGTGGCAACAGATTTTGAGCATATGCCATATCAAGATGAATTGTATCGTTGTTACAGATATTATGTAGAAAAAGGTTTTGACACTATGATGGCTTCGGTAGCAGGTAATACTGGATTTCCA